CCGCTGGCTGTCTCCAGCTTCTTGGAGTTGTTGTGGTACAGTTCGACTGCGCCGTCATCAATAAACTTAGCAAGTGTTTCGCCAGAACCTTCAATGTTTAAAGTTCCTGCAACTGTCAAATGGCCGTCTGTGCCATCCCAATCCAGAGAAATATCATTGCCAGTACCAAACGTAATAGCCGCATTATCCGCAAACTCTAGCCGATTTTGTGACTTGTCCCAGACGACGTTGTAGTTGTCGCCAGTGAACTGAACATCTTGATTGAAGACAAACTGGTCGTCGTTATCCAGCGCGGTTGTCTTGGTGAACTGGTTGAGAGTGTAGCCACTTGGCGTGGATGTTATTTCACTGCCGTCAGTCGTGTTAACTGAGATGTCAGCAAGGTCTGCCTGTGTCCGCGCAAAGAAATCAAGATCAGCGGTGAGCGTACCAAAAATCTGATTGTGGACTTCCACCGCAAGGATGAAGCTGGCTGGGCTTGTCTCCTTGGTGTACAGCACAGGGGTGATGTACTGAGATACTGTTCCAACAACATCTTCATTATAGTTTGCGGTAAAAGACAAATCTGGAAGTGTGTTAGAACGTAACGCCACAGTGATGTTAAGGGTGTGTACGTTCTGACCAGACTGCGCGACAATCCTGCCAGTAAAGAAGTAGTTGTGTGAACTGCCACTAGGCGTAACGGTGGCAATCGGTTGAAACTCTCCATCCACAAGATAACTTGGTGATCCAGTGCCGCTATATGTCTGTGACACTCCAGTACGAAAACTATCACCAATCGTGACCATCACGGTGCCAGACTGATTAGGCAGCGAGATTGTTCTGTCCGCTGTTGGGTTTATTGCGGTCAGAGTCGTTTCGTTGGCATCCGCCGTGCTTCCCTCAAAAACAATATCCACATTGTTTAGTTCAAGGTTGCCGGTCATCGTGCCGCCAGCTTTAGGCAGTGCTGCGTCAGCAGTGGTTCCCTGCGCTGCGGTAGCGTAATCGGACGAGTCGAAGGCTTTTACTTGTGCGAGGTTCGTCACCTCGCTGTCCATCAGCGCACCGGCAGCCGTGACGTTGGTGGTGTCGGTTACGTCCGCAGAGGCTTCGATACCGTCGAGTTTCGTACCATCTGTAGCGACATCACGGCCATCAACAGTGCCGGAGACAACGATGTTGCCGGTTACATCTAGAGGTGCAGTCGGCGCAGTATTATTAATACCAACCTTTCCATCTTGGAGAACGGTAATCGCTTCGACATCCGTCCCCGTCTGGTTGTCCATGAAAAGTGCAAAGGAATTGTTGTTGCCAGAGCGAGAACCCATGTACTTTATGGTGAAACCATGCGTGTCAGACCCGCCGGTTCCCGCACTCGCCCTTAAAATCCCTAAGTCCGCACTGGAGAGGCTACCAGTTGTAACAATCGCATTACCACTGGTCTTGCTGAGTTTAATCTGGCCGGGTATGGAAACGTCACCACTCCCGTCGAGGAACACCGCCTTCTCTGCTGGCTGCGTACAGAAAATATCCCGCGTACCCGCCGACCAATCGACGGCGTTGTCACTATTGCTGGATTGCAGGATGGTTGTACGCGCAAGAGTAGTGCCGCTGGACGTATATGTCCCAACGCCTACCTCAAAATCAGAGCCGTCTGTACAACAGTAATATGTGGTGTTGCCGTTACCAACGGAGCCAAACGACTCAAAACCCGTCACCGCACCGGCCAAAGTATATGTGCCGGTGCCTGTGGTGGTCGTGGTTTCCTTTATACGATCAGCAAGGACAAGAGCCATCGTCTTGTCCCCCCTTACTAAGCGATACGGATGATAGCGTTAGAAGCGTCAGCCGTAGGGAACTGGATCGTAAAAGTACCCGCAGTCGAAGTCTTGTCCGTCGAGAAATTCAGGACGGCAACCCCTGCATTTGTAGCAGATGAATTGTAGATAAGAGCGCCACGAGCGGTAATGGTCGCTGTGGTGAAGCTGATGTCTGCAAAATCAGTGAGTGCTGTCGTGCCTGAAACCGATGGATCAACACGGGTCAGAGTCCCACCGCCGGAAGAATACGAACCGCTGTTCGCTACCTCACCGGTAGTGGTAAACGCCGTTGTGGACGCACCAAGAGTAGCCGTGGTGCTGGACTTGCCGCCACCGCCAACTGCATACAAAGCGAGTTTAAAGGTGGACCCGCCTGAGTTTTTAAAGTTGTGTGTTCCCTCAAGAAGCTGCTTCTTGAAAGTTGTACACATCGCTTGCGTAATCGCCATTAGATTCTCCTAACGAGGTCTGCCATTTCGCTGTTACCAGCTTTGTGCATTCTGCTGGCAATAGTAGCGCGTTCTTCCCGCCTTGCCAACTCCATGTAGTGATACAATACATGACGCAAGTGATTCTGAAAAGCCTCTGCTTGATCTCGGATAGGCTGCGGCGCAGTATCTGACACGCGCATAATCTTATCCATAGCAAGTTCTACGATCTGTTCTGTGCTGTGACCGCCATCGTCAGAGGTCATAATATTCACTGCACCAACGTCAATTCCACCGTTAAACATTCTTTTTATCCTCGTAAGTTACGTTTGCTACGTCATGCCTACCAATCAAAACCGGATCCCGTCCATCCAAAGGCTCTGGGGAGGACAGACCTTCCTGCTCTTCGATTTCACCTATCTCGCTGCGCTTGGCTATTACCAACTGACCATTGGTCACGCGCTGGACCAAAGGATCCGACAGCCTGTGATAACCATACAGTCTTTCGTCCTCCGGGACGTTTGTGTCCAGAAGCGTTGAAGTGGGGGCCACTTCTACATGAATGCCCCGTGATAGGGCCACAGCACACCAAAACTCCACACAGGCTCTTCCCGCCTCTGCGAAGTGCAGATTTTGCTTGTAACTGAAATCCAACCCAAACAGATTGATGGAGCCAACCTTGTGGTGAATCGCAAAAGCGATTGCGTAGGCAACCGTGTTGTTGAAGTACGGATACTGTACGTCAGCAATCACTGCCTCTAACGGATACTCTTCAATCTCAGGAACACGTTTGTCTAACGCACAAGAATAGATCGGACCTTTGTTGGGTGTGCGAAGCAGAAAATCCTGACCAATGCCGGTTTGTTTGCCAGCTTTAACGTCGTCCAAAAAACGAGAGGCCGGGTCCATCATAAAGGTGCGATCAACGTGAAAAATGCCGCCGATGCTGTTTATTCCCCAGACCTCGTCAAAAGACAAAGAGTTGATGCGACAACGCACGAAGTCACTGTAGCTGCCGCCTAGTCCAACTATGGCAACAGACTTACCAGAAAGATTTAACGTCATGTTTTATTTGTTAAAACCAACCCGGTCCTGAAAGCGTCGGTGTTCTCCCGTCCTTCACCATAGTTTTTCAACCGAGTGATCCCCTCCACAAACCTCTGTTGATACAACTGAAGCATGTCTGCTTCACCCTTCATATATGTATACGCTTCTATAAGACAAGCGTAAAGAAGAACGTCAGGAGCGTTGGTTCCAAGCCAAGAAGTTCCGTCGGAGGTCTGCGTTATGGAAGGTGGACGAAAGTAGTAATGAAGCTCCGCGGTATACGCTTGATCCGGGGTTGGAGCTAAAATTAAATTGTCTACATCAAAGTGCGCGTAATATTCTGGCAACCCCGTGGAACCGCTCGGGTTAAACTCCTGTAAAAAAGAAACATCTTTTTGTGAAAGAAAAAACAACGGGTCAGAAGCCGTTGCCCGCACCGACAGAGAGAAGGTTGCTAGATAGTCTGAAGGAAGCGCTAAAAATTTGTTGCTTGCCGTGGTGCTTGCGGTCACGTTCTTCCGGAACGCTTCTAGATCAACAAGTTTAAAAATCCTCTCTTCTGCGCTGGTAATGAACAAAGATAGGTTGTTTACGAAAGAGGTCTCGTCGTTTTCAGCAAAATCCTGTATCGCTTGCTTTAGAGTCGTAAAAGTAAAGCTCATGTCACTGTCACCGTCACGGTGCCTACGGCACCGACCCCTTCAAGTCGGCTTCGTGGAAAATGCGAAACCGTAGGAAATCCAACCGGATCAAAACCACTTTGCGGCATGGTACGATCTAAATTTTGTTCCGGACGAGCGTCTTGCAGGGCTTCCGCGTCAGAAACAGTGCGAAAAGGCCCTAGCTGCGGGTGCTTCAGCTCAAACTCGTCTTTTCCAACCAAAAGGCCGTTCCACTCTCGGCGCATATCCTTGTAACGATATCGCAACCCCGAGCGATCAGAAACGGCGTAAGCGTGTTTTCCCGAAGCGTATCGAGCCATCAGTTCACCCTAAAATACTCATACTGAGGAACAACGCTGAAAGAAGCACGATCTCGGTCCTCTGTCATAGCCCTTTCAAACTCCTCTTCGTACACGGCTTTCAAAAGCTGTGTGCGCTCTGGAGCTCGCTTCATGGAGATGTAATATGCCAGACCAGCGGCCAAACAGGGATAAAACCGGAACGGAACGTCTAAGGTGTTAGTCGCCGCATCTACGTCCTCTATCCGGGTTAAAGCGTTGTACCGAACTACATCCGTGCTGTTCTCCGGAGTCGGCCATACCTTTAGCGAAGGGGTAATCTGACGATCTAAGAAGAACTGAGACGGACGGCCTTCTGTGCTTTTTGCCGGAATATTCTGATAAGCGTCTCGACTGATGCGCTCCATTGTAAAGTCTGTGGTGCCCCTACGAACCACCGCAGAAAGAATATCAATCACATCTGTGCCAATATCGTAGGACGCCGTGCCGTCCGTCAGAGCTTGAGTACGCTCCACAATAGTCCACTGGTTCAAGCCTCGATTGGCCCACTCAGCCAGCATCAAATTCATGGATCGCCGAGCAGTTTTTAGGTCATATCCCGTGCGAACCTCGAGCCCACAGCGTTCAAAAGCCTCTTCAATGTAATCCGTTACATTGAGCTCAAAATTAGTGCTGCCCGAGGTTGCCATTACTTTTTCTCCGCATACAGATTATCAAAAATCTGATTTACGTCCATGGTATAGTCTAAATCCGATTTTGAATAGTGTATGTGTTGAGATGGAAGGAAATCTGGGGGTCCTTCACCAGTTTCAAACCAAGCAGGATGCGTTACTCGCACTCGGTTGTTGGGCAGGGCAACGATGTTCCCCGTATAAGGGCCAGCATCTAAAAGCTCTAAAACGTGGCTTTGCTTGTGCTGTGCAGGGTCATCCGCGATCTCGCTCTCGGTATAGTCCACGGTAAAATAGTATTTAGCCGGATAAAACTCAGGTCCTATTTTAGCAATCCACGGGCAGGGGTGAGCTCGGTCTAAACGATAAACTGCGTGTGTATGGGACATACAGTCCCAAGGTTGAGCCAAATGGACGGGCATAGGTTCCGGCCATTCTTCAAGAGGCGTGTCTCCAACAAGGGCGGTTATGGGCATTCTTGCCCACATCGCGCCCCCGTGGACGTTGGGTTGATCAGTTTCGTCAGCTTCACAGCCGGTAAATATCATTTGAAAGCTTAAACAACGACTAGGCATGGTCGTCACCGCAATAGCCATGGCATGAAGAAACTCGCCATGATAATTCAAATGATTACAGGTGTACTCTTTCCGCACCCAACACTTGAAGTGCGGAATATTGCTCTGAAGATAAGGCAAGTTACTTTACCTTGCCGCCCTTAGCGTAACCCTTCTTCTTCATCCCGCGGACTTTGCCGCCTGCGGCCATGCCCTTTGCCCTGACTTTTCCGCCCTTGGCATAACCCTTCTTCTTCATCATGCCGCCGCCAGCCATTTTGGCGACCTTGCCACCTTTAGCCATGCCTTTGGCTTTTACCCTGCCACCTTTAGCCATGCCTTTGGCTTTTACCTTACCGCCCCTAGCCATGCCTTTAGACTTCATGCCGCCGCCAACAAGAGTGGCTGCATACTCATCCATTGTCATAAATTCTTTTGCCATTTTACGCTCCTACGCTTGACTCACTGAACCCTTAGTTCTTTTCCTGCGGTCTGCCATTACTACCCCACACCCCCGGGCGACCGCTGTCCCGGTTATTTTTTTGCCCCTGAACGGCCTTTTGGCTTTCGTTTCGTAGCCGACCGCGCCACCGTTTTTAAGGTTGGTGACTTTCGCTCGCTTGGTGTTTGCGACGACGGTTTTGCCTTTGGATCCGGCTTTTTTCTTTTTACGAGCTGTTGTAGCTCGCTCAGCTTTCGAAAGGCTATTAGCTTTAGCTCTTGGAAGACAACGATCAGGGTTTTTCTTATCTTTTGAAGTACCACAAGGGCCTTTGATAGAACCATCACTGCCAATCCTTACCCAATCCTGTTTTAACCACTCTTTAAGTTGGCCCATTGCTAACTCTTCTTTTTGCCCAACACCGTTTTTAAGGTCTTTGCTTGACTGGCATGTGTTCTTGACGCCTTATTCAAGCCCTTGATAACTTTTCGGACTTTTTTCTTTTTGGCTTTGGTAAGACTCACTTGCCTCTCCTTTTACCGCCCTTAGATTTTTTGGCGTAGTTGGGGTCTTTACAATATTTGGAAGCGGCCAAATTTGCATAGGCTGACGGGTATGTATCAAACGTCCTTTTAGCCCATGCCTTTCCTTCCGGACAAATCTTGCCACCACTTTTCACCTTTCCGCCTTTTTTCATGCGGACAACCGCGTTTTTTCCCGTTTTACGAACGGGACAAGCACCAGATCCAAGATTCACTACACTTCCCATTACAACACCTTTTGAGCAATGGCCGCTGCAACGATTAGACCAGCAATACCCCACAGCCGTCTATCGAGCTTGTCCAGTTGACTTTGAATATCCGAGTAACGTCGATTACACTCGGCTTCGTGCTTCTCCAAAAGCTTTAAAACGTCCTCGGCCTTCATTAACACTTCCACCTTCTACGAGCTTGGCGCAGCCGTGAATTAGGGTTCTTAGCTGCTTTTGGAAACTTTTTCATCTGCCCAGCAGAACGAGCGCAGAAAGACTTTCTACGCTTCGCATCCTTACTGCCTTTCTTAACCTTACCTGTGACCGCCGTCTTGAGCTTACTTCCGGGGTTAGCCTTCCTGTAAGCCGCAACACCGGCCTTGGTCATCCCCGCCCCAGCTTTAGTGGGGCGGAAATTCTTTTTGTTGCGCGGCGGCATTTTTGCCTTACGCCTAGCCACGTTTCACCTAGTTAAAAAAGAACGTCACTGCTGTGATATTAGTCAGAGTTCCAACAAAAATGTCGGTCACTCTAATACCTTCAGCAGGAATGTTCACAGAGTGTGTGTCCGAGGCGTTGAAGTCCAAATCAAGGACTGTAGCGCCGCCAGAACCATCTGTAACAGTGAGCCGTGGGGTTCCAGATGCCGTTTTCAACTGGATTTGCCTGATACGAGCAGGGCCAACACCGAGTGAACCCGTGCCGGTGATCCGTTTCGTCCTTACGTCAGAGCCCGCCATAGCTTACCCCTCTTTCTTTTTTGAAGCCTTCTTTACGGTCTTTGCAGGCTTCTTGCCGCCGTTGAGCTTACCCATGATAAGCCCCTTACGATACAGCAGCAGAGAAAGGAGTAGCTTCAGAGCCGGTTGCTGCGCCGCGAACGACGACCGAGAACACATTCGACGCTACATCCTGAATCTCAACCGTAGCTCCAAGAAGACCGCCGGTAGTCGTACCATTCATAGTAATGGTGTCGCTCGTTGCAGCGGTCTCAAAGATCGATGCAGAGTTGTCTGAGTCGTTAGCGACAATCGCCACACCAGCCATTGTGTCGTCGCCATTGGCAACTTGAATGATGTAATCGTTTGAAGTGACGGTGGTTGATACGAAGAACCTGTAAATGTTACCGGTCCCGCTAGCCGCAGGAAGAGTGACGGTCGCACCGCTTGCTACGCCCAAAACCATTGTACGGCCCGCGTTAGAAGCAGCGGTCAGCGTTACGTCAGCAGTTACAGATACGAGAGAGTCCGATCCCGAAATGAAACCGGCAGTGGAGGTCACGGGACCTGAAAAAGTGGTGGAAGCCATATTAGTACCCCTTGCACAAGGTTTCGCTTTGTAGTCCGTGCAATGTCAGGTGGGCATGATCCTGTCTACAAAGCTAAAGTTACGCCCAAAAGAAGTGTATAACAAAAAAGAAAGGGCGGCAATAGTGCCGCCCTCCCCGTACAGATACTAGCTCAACAGCCTGATTATGCGCCGGGTGTCCCGAAAACGCAACGCCAATCGGATACACCGAAGCTGTAACGCTCACGAGCCTTGAAGCGCATGTTGCCGGTATCAAAGTCACCTTCCATGGCGGTCTTGATCGGCGAGCGGTTGAACATCTTGAAGCCATTAGGCGCATCCGTCTTGATGAAGAACGCATCCGTGTCGGTCAGGAAGTGATTAACCACTGCACCTTCCGGAAGCATACCCATGTTACGCATCGCATTGGCATCGTTGTCCGCCGTGCCTACACGCAGGTTCGAGTTCATCACACGCTCTGCAATAAATTGCAGTTCTTTTGGAATGATGAGCTTCATACCACGAATGGCGATCTTGAGGCCGCGCTCATCCGTAAGACCTGCAATGTCGATGAGCATCTGCTCAAGCGAGGTCTCGTTCAGGTCCGCCGCGGTAGACAGCAGGTTACGCTGGTTACCGGAAAGCGACGGGTGCGAGGATGAACACAGAGCTGCTCCGTCACCGATTGCGCTAGCGCCTGCGGTGAAAGCATTGTTCAGAATCGCTGCGGCTTTGATCTGCTTAGTTTGAGACATAGAGCGGGCCAGAGCCTTGGTGTAACGCGAGGCCAGACGATCATAGAGATTGTCTTCAATGGCTTCCTCGGAGATCGAGAAGGCCAAAGCAATGGTCTCGTGTGTATAACGTGCAGTGAAAGTCTCCTGCGCGTCATCAAAGCTAATGGTTCCGCCTTCAGACTTAACTGGGGCAGTTCCGAAACCACCGAGCATCACCTCTTCTTCAAAGGCGCGATCAGAAGTTTCTTCGTCAAAGATTTCCGCATGTTCGTTGTCGTAACGATCATACTCAAGGCCGAAGAGTGCATTCAACCCGGGCTCTAGCTCTTTAGCTAGTTGTGCTCTTGAAATAGCCATGTCCTAGCCTCCTATATGCCGGTTGTTGCATAGGTGCCAACCGCAATGGTTGTACCTGAGTTGAAGTGACCATTCAGACGAACAATGTACTGATGACCCACTGCGGAGTAATCAACATTAGCGTCGTCCTCATAGAGGCCCACGATACGAACATCAAGAGTGTTCGTAGTTGCCGCCGAGCTGATATCCAACATGTCGCTGGATTGACCAGTGCTTGTGCTGCCGTTGTTCACAGAGGCCATGTCGCAGTTTGAGAAGACATCTGCTTGTGCGGTAGCACGATCAGTGTTGGTGCCGTCAGCGGCAACAACATAAAGCTGCATCGGGTCATCAAACACGAAAGCTTTAACCGGATGGTTCGTATCAACGCTCACGTTGTTGGAACCGGGCCAGTAATTGCTAAACACAGTTTTACCTGTGTTCGAGTCAACATACTCAACGCCGTTTAGAACGCCAAGCGGAGCCACCGCTTGGTCCGTTTTGCCTATGACGCCTGCCGCAAGAGGGATTACAATACCGCCGTGATAGATTGCGTCGGTGTTGTTGGATGCGATTTCATACTGGGTTGTCCCAGTAGAGTTTGGACCGCTACCCGTAATCCCAATCGGACGAAGGCCATAGCCACCAGTAAGGGCATTTGCCATTTACTTTTCTCCAGATTGCGGGGTTACTTTCGAGTACCCCCAAAGGTTACACGGGATTGACGTTCAGGATTACTGATCGTCATTGTCGAATGAGCATTCTCACGCATCATATCCTGATCAACTGCATCCATCTGGTCCTTTGTCCTTCCTTGGAAGTACGCAGACCTTTCTTCAACAGTCTCAAGCGGTATGCGAGCGAGAACAAGTCCACCTACCCCAAATACACCTTCATACTTACCTGATTCGAGTACCGGGGCCTCAAAGTCCGGGTACTCGTCCTTACGAACCAGTTCCCAGCCTTCACGCATTTTTGCGCTGACGTTCTTCGTATCGTCAAAACCACGGGTTTCAGCCCGGATCCAACGATGCTTGAACCCATCCGGTGCAGGCGGTGCATCTAACATAGACGGGGGAGCCCACGGCTTACGCCTAGCCGTCTTCTCCCGAGTTGTTTTTGCGCGAGGAGTTCTCTTAACCGAGCCTTCAAACATTTCTTCAGTCATCGCTTACTCCTTCACGTGCTTTGCGTATTCTTCAAGCGGCACACCCAATTTCTTCGCAATCGCGACTTGGCTAGGGGTGAGTCTAACCTTTTTCCCACTGCTGCGCCCAGATGTGTTGCGGGATACAGAAGCTACGGTCTGAGCGGGCCGCTTGCTTCCCCCGGAGTTGCCAAGCTTATGTGGGAACTCTTCCCCCATACGCCTGTCAAGTTCAGTATAGTAATCATCCGACTTGGGGTCAAATCCTTCCGATTCGACTAATTTCTTATGGATACCAAATGCCGCATAGGTCATGGCTTCGTCGGAACCAAACCACTCGTTCTTCTCCGCCCAAGCTTCAGCCTTCGGATCCGGTCGGCTCGGCTGTGCTGGCTGGCTAGGTTGAGAAACCTGCGGTGCCTGCTCCGTCTCAACCGCCTTTGCGCTTCGCTCTTGCTGGGCTTTAGCCTGCTCTGCACGATCATTCTCAATAGCTAGCCGGGTGATCTTCCGCTGTGCTTCCACAACAGCGTTAGTATCACCAACCTCCATGGCCCGAGCAAGCTCCCCCTCGGCAGAGGCCATCTGGCTTTCTACGCGAGTGCTGTACTCCTGCACATAGCTCGTATCTAACGTGTCCATGCGTTGCTTGAGCTGCTGCGCTTCTGCCTGCACACTCTGGGCATACTTCAACGCTTCCTCACGCTGGCGCTCAGCTTCACGCATCTTTTTGGTCAAACGGTCAATGCGCTTCTGTGTAGCATTTTCCGCTTTTTCAAAATTATCCTCGTCTTGAGCCACCTCAACGGGCGCATTGTCCTGCTCTGACTCCTGCTCGGGGATTTCAACCTCAACCTCATTTTCGAGGTCTAGCTCGATTTGAGCCTTCTCGTCTGCCATCATCTACTCCTAGAAATGAAGAATGTCTTCGGGTTCTTTGATCCGTGCCAGAATCTCATCATCGTTGAGAATCCTGACTTCCCCGCCGTCTATCCGAAACCGCGAGCCCGCATATCGCGCAAACATGACCCAATCGCCCTGCTCACACCACGGCCCAAACGGGAACTTTTCGGAATCCTTGTATGCCAGCTCTCCAACCTTCAGAACATAACCCACTTGCGTGGATACCGTGTTCTCCTCGACAACCTTGTCCGGAAGGTAAATACCACCGTCCGTCTTGCCTTTCCCTCGGTAAGGGAGAATAAGCAGACGCCAACCGGTGGGCTCTGGCATTCTTTCTAAGAGAGAACCGCC